GTTTGGCATGTTCTTGTTCGTGTATATCTGTTAGTACAGGCACACTTAATTTAGTTTTTATTTCATTAAGTATGCTTAATCCTTTATGTAGACCTACTCCACGACGTCCATTGATGCTTGATCTATTGGCCTTATCAAAACTACTCTTAAAAATCAAATCCATACCCAAGTCTCTACAAATATCTAGTAATTCTGCGGCTATTTGATAGGCATGCTCTCTACTTTCTATTTGGCAAGGTCCTGCAATCACCTTTATGGGACTTGAATTGTCTATAGTAAAGTTATTAAACGTAATTTGTTTCATTTCTTCTCTTTTCTAATTCTTCTATAGGAATTTGCTCACGGATTAACCTATTTTTTTCATTTATGATAAAATTAACCATATTTTCGTAATTTCCAGAGTATAAAGCCCTTAATATTTTAGGAAATTTGCTACCATAATGCACAGTTCCCAATTCATAAGTATGTAGTCCTCCACCATGGTCAATATTATTAATTTTTATACTAGGATAATGTTCTTGTAGGTACTCTATGGCATTACCATCATAAAATCGTCTAAATTCGAATATTTTACCACTTTCCCAAACCTCTTCATAGTCAAAAATCAATCTTTTCACCTGCTGATGATTCATATTTACTATAATATGTCCAGCATCCAACTTATTTTTCTGACTCTGGCCTATGGCCCATATATAATTTGAATTTTTAAGCTCTCTGAAGGTATCATTAAGAATATTCATATTAATACCGGTAATTTCTACATCTGTATCTAATAAGATAACGAAATCATAGTTGGTAAGACTTTTAAGTGCCCATATCTGGCTTTGCATCTTACGCCAAAAATTTAAAGGCTTAGTTCGTTGATATTTCTTAGTGAAAGTATTATTTTTGTTATAAATTTTGTTCCAATCTACAATTTCTATATTAGACAAGGATATATCTGCTGCATCGTGAACTATAAATTTATTACCTGGTAAAGTTTGCCAAGAAGGTAAGCAATATTTTGCTATGTAGTGATAATATACAGAGTCTGCTAGACCTGTCCATGCTATATTCAAAATATACCCCTTAATAGAGTATTTATTGATGCATTATTTTTGTAGACAATAGGTAGTTAAACTATATTCATTATGCCAGTCACTGGCCATTTCTGTATTTTTAAATTCATTAAAGCATGGTGCACCTAAAGTATAATGCAAAAGTTTTGCGTCAGGATTTGGGCCTAATTCATCTGGTAACCAGTTCCAATCTTTAGGTAATTCACCTATCATATCATCTTTTAACCATTGAAATCTGTGTAGATGACTTCCAGAGGCCTGCATTACATATTCAGGTGTTAATATTCTATTTGCTACTGTAAAACAGTTCCAAATAATCACACTACTCCAATTTTTTCTAGGATAATCTTCATTCTTGCTGCCTAAGTATTTTATAGGCATCTTAGTTTTGTAGTTGTGCTTAACTACTTGAACATCGTAGCCTATTTCTCTTTGATTCCATAATTCTACTATATCTCCCTTGATGATCATGTCTCCATCTATATAGATAGCATAACCATCATAACCTGTAAGATAAGGAACTAAGAATCTACTGTAGATAAAGGCATTACTACCGTCTTTATGCGTTTCTTCGTATTCTTTAAATAAATTTAGAGCTAGAGGAATGATACTAACAGGCTTAGAACTTTGTCTAATTATGCTGTTGGCACATGTATGAAAGACAACGGCTTCTCTAGGATCGTATCCTATAAAAATTGGTATCATCGTCTTTCAATATCTTCTTCGACACAATTGTGTCCGTATTGAATTTCAACAATTTTAATAGGAACATCACCTTCATTGACCAGTTGATGCCATTCTTCATAATTAATGAACAAACTATCAAATTCTTTATACGGGCCCATCCGTACTAATTCACCGTTTGAATTGAGCGTATTCACATATCCCTCACCTTCCATAAAAAACCAAAATTCTTTACGATCAAAATGTCTTTGTAAACTTAATTTACTATGTGGATTACAGACTAATTCTTTTACTTTTGTTTCGACACCGTTTTCATAAATAACCCTATAGTATCCCCAAGTTTTATCTGTACGCGGTGCTGCCCAATTTTCCAGTATCCAACTACTAGAATTTATTTTATCTTGTCCACCCACACAAAAAGCAAATTTTACATTAGGATCTTGAATACGCATTTCAGGAATGTTTTCTTTTGTACGATCCCCACCATTAGCAAAGATTATTTCATATCCAGGAAACATTTGTTGTGTTTGTCTTATTGCATCACAACTACTATCGTCATCATCATTATGTTGGAATGCATAATCTACCATACGTAGATTTCTAATTATATCCATACGTTCATTTGCTGGCATAAAAGGACGACCTTTTTTCCTTGTTAACCAAGCATCGCTGTTTATTCCAACGATAAGTTTATCACCTAATGTTTTTGCGTGTTCAAAATAACGTATATGACCAGAATGGATGGGGTCGAACCCACCAGTTACTAATACTATTTTTGACATAAATTCCTTAAGATTATAAAACTATAGCTTCAACTAATTGTATTCCTGTATGATTAGATGATTCTAGAGCTATAGCAAATACATTAAAGCTATTTATATGATCTACTATAGCAACACCATTATCTTTGGCAGCTAATCTTTGACCCTTTAATACTGAGCCTTCGACTTTTACGGGTACTCGTCCTTTTAGAGCGACAGCAGTTCCATTTTCTAACTCACTATTCATCAAATAGGCTGGATTTGCACTGACAACACCAATAGCTTTGAATCCTGCCATTGCTGCTGTAACTTCCTTTTCCCCGCCCACCATTAATACAGTTCCGACGTCATAGTCTTTGTCTGCAAGATATTTTTCTGCCAAGTCAGCATATTTGGAATTGGCCGCTACACCGGAAAAATAATCAGTAGTTATTGTTTTTGACCCTGGATTATATAATAATCCTGCTGCATGTACATTAAAACTTTGGGCTCCACTACTACCAGTTGTAAATGTTAGAAAATAATTACCTGCTGTTGTATTATTGGCGACATTTAATGTAGTAGCTGCTACGTTAGTTGGTAATAGAGTTGTGATATCAACCCATGCTAAATTACCTGTTGCGTTGACATTTAACACTGTACCTACATTACCTTTAGTTAAAAACCCTGTTGTGTTAGCTGCCGTTTGTATCAGTAAACTTTGAGCAGTGCCGCCTGTAATAGCAGCAGCTCTACTTGCTTCGCCTAAAAATCCATTAGCAGTAAGTTTACCTTGAGCATCTCTTACAGCAATAGTATCTGCGTCTGCATCCGCTGTAGCACCCTTATAAGTTCCACCTTCTACTAATAAAGCATCTGCTCTATTAGCTGTGCCATTTAAAGATCCATAAAAAGTACCGGCATAGATTTCACTAAATTTTTGTCCACTTAGACCAATTCTACTTACGTCTGCTGCTCCAGGCAAAATATCGTTACCTAAAAACTTAACAGTTACTTTAGCAGTAGTAGCTGAACTTAATTTACTCTTAAAAATTAAACCAGCATCATCAGTATTACTTGTAAGAACAGGAACATTATTATCAATTTGAAATCTTATATCGTTATCGTCACCTAGGAAAAATCCTGGATCATTGAATTTAACTACAGTAGGAAATATAACATTTCCTGATCTAACAAAATTAGCAGCAGTTAACAATGTTCCATCGGTATTAACAATACCTTTTGCGCTACTGGCTGTGCCCCACAACTGCCAACTTTCTTGGCTGATTCCGTCGCTGCTTCTTGTTTTTGATAGTGTGATTCCCTTTTTTATAATTGGGAAATCTGTTATCAATGGGCTATCACTTTTTAGAATGAATTCATTATTGCTAATAATAAACACAGGACTATTATTAACCATAGCTTTAACTATAGGTCTAGCAATATTTTGATTATCTATTACACTTTCACTGCGTAATTCTGTTTGACCTGCTCCCTCTACTGCCTGTGGACCAACTAGAATAAATTCATCCCCATCCCAAGCAAATAGTTGATTAGTACTAGTATTAAACCAAAAGTCACCTTGACTAAGTCCGCTGGGCTGTGTATTGCCTACTTCTGCTCCACCAGTAGTTCTAAACTGTGTTCCATCATAAAATTTTAATTTTTTACCTAAACTATCATACCAAAGTTGCCCTGTAATCTTACGTGGGGGTTGACTAGGCCCAGCAAAGTTTTCCAGCATATGAACAGCATTTTCATTTTGAATTTCGCCATAACCAGCATAGTTTTTACCTACTAACTTAATGTCTAAGGTATTATCTACAGTTCCATCCTCTACTGTAGCAACTAATGTGCCGTTAAATTTATTAATATTATATGGCATTTTTCACCCCTCTTCTCTATTTATTTTAAACCTTATGATCATAGCACCAGCCTCTTTCAGTGCCTGTATATACTAGTGTAAATGCTGTTCCTGCTTGATTTAACGTAACATTAGCATCTACTCCGTTAATCTTATTACCATTTCTGATTAATTCTACTACGTTTACATTGAATTTCCAAACATCAATAATTTGAATTTGATCACCAACTACTGGTATAGTTGGATTACCTACGTTAGGTGGTAATCTTAGCTCGATACCTGCGATCTCTGTATCAACTAGTAATCTATCACCTGCATATGCATCATAATTGGCTGTAATTCGTTTCCAACCTACCTTGAGCTTGCCTGGAATATTAGTAGTTCCTGTTGACCCGCCTAAATTAATTACACCGTTAAGAGTTCCACCTATGTTTAAGGTTGTTACATTACTTGTAAACACATTTTTACTTGCAACAGTTGTGCTGGTTAAGTTTCCTACGAATTCAGCTGTTTGATTTATTCTAATATTATTAAAATATGCAGGTGTTGCCCCAGGACCGCTAACTATTCCACTAACTGTTAACGAACCGCCAAGTGTTAAACTTCCTGTATCGAATGCTTGAATATTATTAACAGAAACTACTTCGTTCCACTCATTCATAAACAATATGGCATTGGGATAATATAAAGACTTATCACTCATCATCAACTTACCGCGAATCAAGTGATTATTTCTGCTAATGGTTACTGGATACTGAGTTCTATATCTTTGAACAGGATTTCCACCAATAATATCAAATCCATCGGGAATAAATCGATTAGGACTCCATCCTGCTCCTCCTGCTGTAGCTGGTGTTCTCCAATATAATTCAGATCGTAGACCTTGACCTAATTGAAGTTCTTCACTACTAGGACTAATGTAAACATTGGTCACAAACTCTGGTATGAGTTCGAATTCATCCATATTACTGCTACCTAATAAGCCGCCTCTAATTTTACCTCCAACTGTTCTTGACTGTAGGAACACACTACCTGTACTGCCTACTTGTAATCTGTTTCCTATTTCAACATTAGTACTAGGACCTCCTAAAATAATAGTTGTACTATTATCTCCTATTTCAATAAGTTGTGCATTACTAAAAATACCTGCTCTAGGTAATGTGGCAGTTATGTCACCACCTCTTAATTCTAAATCCCCTTCAATAACAACACTTGTAGCATTGATTCTCATAGTTCTTATTGGTTGTCTATGACCAAAACTACCTGCACCGCCATCACCAAAAATATTAATATCACTAGCTTCTTGTGCCATATTGATTATTCTAGTATTATTAAATAAATTAGTGTTTATCCCTGAACTCTTAATTTCTCCAGGATCACCTGCACTATTTCCTATAATTAAATCTTTATATGTTTGTAATCTGCTAAGAGCATTAATTTTAGCATTAGGACTTGGAGAGTTACCTATATTGATAGCTAAAGTTTCACCTCCTATATTAATGGTCGGAACAGTTGTATTTAGAAGATTAAAAGGTCCAGTAAAACTTGGATCAACTCTTAGGGTATTCCCTATAAATGTAAGTTGCTTTTCAATAAAAAATTCTTCTTGAGCAGATGTTACATCAATAAGTTTTATACCTCTATTAGGAAATAATGCACCTAATTCAAGATCAAAATCACCGGTAGTATTAACTTGATTATCTTTTATTCTTATGTTATCTACATTGAAAATTCCTTCAATCTTATGATTCCCTGTAACTACAACATCATTGTTGAAGGTAACAGTGCCGTTAGCCGCTCCTATATTAATTGTACCAGCCACACTACCAAAATTAATTTCTGTAGTATTTGTATTCAGTAGATTAAATTTAGTATTATTACTTTGTAATACAGCTGGATTTAAACTAATAGGATTATTAATAATAAGTTTTGCTAAAACTTTTGTATCGTTATTAATGGTTGTAAACCCAGTAGTACTACCTATTTGAATATCTGTAGCATCACCACCAAAATTTATTGTACCAGTTCCTACATCAAGTAAGGATGTCGTAGTTGTACCTATGATATTATTTCTAACTGTGAGATTGCCATTGACATCTAGTGTAGTACCGGGACTTGTTGTAAAGATACCGACTCTACTTGTATCTGCCTTTACATATACTGCATCTTCAAATACAGTACCTTTCTTTGTGGTAATTGTGATATCTTGGTCTGCACGATTTATTCTTAAACGTACAGGAGGTGTTACAGTTGCACCACTAGGAGGTTGCTCCATTTCAAATGTTAGATTAGGTCCCCAACCTAAACTTAAAGGTTTATTCAATAAATCACTGAGACTGCTAGTGTTAGTTCCTGTTATAGTTAATCTACCATCTATGGTATTTTGACCTGTAACTTTTACAAATTCATCAACACTAATAGGTTGGCCAAAAGCATCTACTAAACTTTCCGATCTGGCCACTGTTACGTTAAACTTAAACAAATTACTTAAAGGAGTAAATCCTTTAATAATATTGCCTGTTACATTTTCACTAGCAAGTTTTAATCCTTCTCCTGCACTGTAATTAGGAGTAAAGGCTGAATCACTAAAGATACCTACCAAAATATTTCCTAATTTTAGTTTAGCTATAACATGAGTAATACCTGTAATATCTGCTACTGTAGCAATTTCAAAACCACTTATTCCTTGTTGTGCTGTGTAAATTGGTCCTGCTAGTCTAAGACCATTACCATCGTTGAAAAATAATTGTCTTGTATTTGAATTAAACCAAAAGTCACCTGCACTGGTAGTATTTGGCTCTGAGCTGGATACTATAGGTTTAGCAAACTCAATAAAGGTATTACCAGTATAAATTTTTAATGTGTCTTCACTTGTATCAAACCATAACTGTCCTTTAAGAGGACTTCTTGGTTCTTGATCGCTGGCAAAATTTTCTAAAAGTTTAATGAAATTTTCATTGAATAATTCACCATAATTAGCCGTGTTTTTACCTACTAGGGCTAGATCCGTAGTGGTTCTATCAACACTGTTATCTAATAAATCAGTAAGTATAGTACCATCAGTTTTATTCAATGTATATGGCATTATAAGTTTCCAGTGAATATTATATAGTGTAGACCGTCTGCTAACCTAGCACGACCTGTGCCTGTTCCTGGATGTGTAGGACCATTCCAAGTGGCTAGAAACACCGTATTGACCTGCGGTGCAAGTAACCCAGTACACCCTAATGTTCTCCAATCAGTTGTTCCTAAATCTGTAATTGCGTAGGATAAACCCTTCAATAATTGATTAGGATAAAAATTTGGGACACTACTTCTTAAATCTGGTAGACAAAAAGTATCCACAGTTCCGCCTGCACTTGGTAAGTCTGCTTCAGCTCTAAACCTATATCTTATAACATTAAATAGTTTTTGATCAAATGTTTTAACAAGTTCACGACCATCACAGGGATAGTAGCCAGCAGGTATGTTTGCAAGTGATCCTGTATATAAAATAATAGTTCCTACAGGTATAGTTGGTAAGCTATTTGATAATGCGGTCTTGTTTACTTTATAATAAGCATTGTCACTAGGATCTTGAATTAAGAAAAGATCTTCGTTTTTTACAATATTAGCCATATTCTTACTAGTAATAAAATTAGTATTGAGCTTTGTTTTGATAGTTTTTAATTGACCTGCATTTTGAAAGGCTATACTTGATAAACCCGTTCCTGATTCTTCAAAAACAATATCACTGTCATTGCTGGTAACAAATGTTACCGGGCTACTTAATCCTCTACTCAATCCATCTATAGTTCCAAAATTTTGTTGGGTTCCTGTTTTTTGAAATACAAATGTTCCTATAGAATGATTAACTGCCGAAGAACCTCTTGTAATTCCAGTAAATCTATCACTTAGTTTACTAGTATAAGTAATTTCTTCATTATCAATGATCAAAGTTCCACTTGAAGGAAAATCAGCAGTACTAAGAACTTTTATAGTAGTTGAGCTATTTGTAAGATCTTCGACTGCAAGTTGCGTTCTTCCATTGCCACCTACTACTAATTGATTAGCAACTATGTTACCATATATTAACGGATATTGCTGAGGGCTACCTATACGATCAACGTATATTGTGGCCCATTTTTTATCTTGTGCCCCTAAATCTGCCCCTAGTCTAGGTATTATATCGTTGACATTTGTAATTTTACCTATATTAATATTTGGACTGGTAGCAAATTCAATATTATTTGTAATTGTTAATTTACCACCTAATTCTATATTACCAGTAGCAAAAAGATTAGATCCTAAAAAATTTCCCGTAGCCTGTATGTTACCTGTAACATCTAATACTTCTTGAGGATTAGTTTTGTTTATACCGACTCTGCCATTATTACGTCCAGTTATACGAACTACAGTTTGTGAATCAGTACTATCTGCACGTTTAAACCTAAAATCTATATCACTATCGCTATTCTTATTATAAAGAAATGCACCTGTATTATCATTAGCAATATTAAAACTACCGTCAGGTCCTAAGTTTAAACCTTTATTTGACCTAATATTAAATTCAAAATTAGTTGTACTGATTACATCTGATCTTAGGAAATTATTACCTAAAACTACTGTATCCCCAACTATAAGATTCTTAGCCTTTTCACTAGTACCCCAAAATGTAGTATCTATATCAAAAGTACTATTGCTTAAATTTACTCCTTGTTTTATAATTTTAAAACCTTCATAAATTAATTTTGGTTTAAATGACTTATCACTGAAAATTGCTAGACGTCTTGCTTTAATAAAAAAAGTAACAACACTGATAGCTCTATTGTCTGCACTATCAATAATTTCCTCAACTTCTATACCTGTTTTTTCAAAACTATTAAAAAATGGGCCAACAAGACTATAGCCTGATCCATTATATATGTATAATTGGTTTTTACTAGTATCTACATATAGGTCACCTTTTTTAAGGTTTGAACTTGTTAAATTACCACTACTGGGGCTAACTGCTGCCTTTTTAATTATGCCTAATGGTAACCAAGTACTGCCTACATATATTTTTAAACCAAAACTATTTGAAGCATCACTAACATCGCTGTCCACTTCTTGTAGACTATTAGTGTTAAACCAAAGTTGTCCTTCAACAGGCTTATCAGGTTCAGTACTACTAGCAAAATTTTCTAAAAGATGTAAAAAATTTTCCGCTATAATTTTACTATAACTTTCTGGATATTTTTTACCTATAAATGTTAAATCAGTTGCCGAGACATTTATCTGAGCATCTGCAACTAGTATAGGAGCTTTACTTAGGTCAGTGAAATTTACAGTAGTATTTGCCATATTATTCGCCCATTAACCCAGTTAAACTTTGTACTCTCACTGTATAATCAATTTGAATTAATCTATTCAAACTTTTTTGTACAGGATGAAATATTACATGAGTTAGTAATCTTTCCCCACCTGATTCATTATCTGTCACCAGTCCTAATTCATCAAAAGTGTATATACTATTATTATCAGTAGTATTATCAAAAGCTTCCTGACCGTTTGGTTCACCGTAATCTAATAAACACGTTACAAAAACATCAGTATAAGTTGTACCAGTGACATGACGTGTTTCTATGTAATTTCTAACAGGATCTAAGTTATCTTTACTAGAGTCATCTACCACTTTACTATAAGTTTTATTGTATAGATCTGCATTAACACCAGTGGTATTAGGGGTAAGATATGTGATAATACCTGTTGGATCTACAGCAGTTCCGCCATTGCCAAACACCATTTTAGTAATAAATCCGCTGCCTGAATTAGCTAGACTATTAGCAAGAGCTATACTCATGTTTTCATAATGAATGGCGTTTCTTTTATTTATATAGACGTCCTGAGAAACAGGATCCCAAATCTTAATGTGCCCTTCTACGTGAATACCGCCAAATTCTTTATTTTGCATGTTAACTCTCTATCAAAATATTTATTAAAATCATTATGCGCTAGTTTTTCTAATTCTTTGTCTTGGATACAATCTTCCTGTACTAGGTCTGGCTTTGTAGTTCAATTTAGGCCAAGTTGTGCCTGTATCTGCACGTTCTTTATAGTAATAAAGGTATCTATTGGGAGATCCTTGTAGACTAACATCGTCATTGTAACCACCTTGAGTATCAAATATTTGATCCTTTTTACTATTGTTTATAATATAGTTTCTTGCTTCTTCTTGAGTTAGATTTGGATAAGTTTCTAATAAACAAGCTAACACTCCACACACTTGAGGACTAGCCATACTAGTACCGTTAGATTTTGCAATTGTATACAATGGTGTTCTAGGATCATAAACTCCGCCGCTATTTACACTACTCATTATCAATACTCCTGGGGCATAGATATCTATTCTAGGGCCACAATTGCTAGGAGTGTACTTTGTTTCATCAGCAATAAAATCTATTGCTCCTACACAAATTTGCTGATTACCTGATGTTGGGGTCATCCCTCTATGATAATAGATTCGAAAATAATCAAAATCAACATAATTATTATAATCTACTCCGTTTTCCACATCGATCTTAAAACTCTGATTACCAGCAGCACCTACAACTATGATTCCGGCTTGTATAGCATCTATAATATCTGCTTCATATGGCTCATATCTAAATGGTATAGTTGTTGAAAATCCATTATTATAAATTCCATAATTAAAAAGATTATTACTATGATTAGATAAACCTGTATCAAGTGAAATACTTTGTCCTCTATAATTAATTAAGGATATTTCTGAAATACTGGTGGTATAAACATACCCCCAGCTATTATTAATAATAGTAGGATTTCTACGGCCTGTCAGTGGGTTTATGGATTTTGATGCATGCCAGGCTCTTATATAATCAAACATAGTAAAAATATCACCCAAATAAGGATTAAGATTATAGATATTAGCACTGCGGGCCCAACCTTGTGTATTACCAGCTGCTATTCCAGCAACGTGAGCACCATGATTATTATCGAAAGAATTACCACCAGTATAGCTATATGTTCCGGTAGGTGTAGCATGTTGTAGCCAATTGTACTGTATTACTCTAGTACCACCTGAACCATCACTATTCACTGCGAACTCTGGGTGATTCACATCCATAAATCCGTCTACAATAACGACATCAACATTACGCCCTTCTGTATTAACTGTTATAGTTCCTGAAACAGTTTCTACTGTACCAAATAAACCCCACCCCTGTCTCTGTTGCCCTTCTACACATCGTAATAACCCCCAATTTTTATGATTAGAATTGTTAGATGTAGATTTATCCCAATAATCACTGCTTTGAGTCCATGCCGGTTTAACCTTTAAACCTAACTGTTCTGGTGTAAGGACACAGTGTAAAACTCTAGGATCACTGCGTACTAATTCTGCTTCTTCGTCAGTAAGCATGTAATGAGTATTTCGGCTATTAACTCTACGATTAACTAGTTCTACAGATCTATCTGGAATATAGAGATTTCCTCCGGGGGTTTCCATGTCATCATAGAAACCATCTAGATCATCGTAACTTTTTAGGGTGATTACATACTCTTTCATGCTTCGGCCTGCAATAAAGTTAATGTGACTGTGATAGCAGCTGAGCTACCACTTAGGTTAGTAACAGCTACTGGTATGTTTGTAGTAACTGGGCTTTCATTATTAAACCCCTGTACAGCAGGAACCATAATCACAGTGCTGGACCCGGTAGTTATAATTTCAGTAATAACACCTGCATCATAAGCAGGATCAGTACCTTGTGCTCTACTGGCATCTGCTGTCCTGGCTGCTGCTGATACGTATAATCTTACCCAAGAAGCATGAGTGGTTTGTATTTTATATAATACGTAACCTTTAAAACCTGTAATATCTAAATTAGAGATAGCATTATTGGCTATACTTGAAGTCGTTGCCTGAGTTGTAGTTCTTGAACCTATAAACCCTGTACCTGGATTTCCTTGTGGCCCTTGTGTGCCATTAGTACCTGTTGTACCTTGACTACCTGTTGTACCTTGACTACCTGTTGTACCTTGACTACCTGTTGTACCTTGACTACCTGTTGTACCTTGACTACCTGTTGTACCTTGTGAGCCACCACCGGCACCACCGCCACCAGCTGGACCTTGAAATCCTTGTAGTCCTTGTCCTTGTAATCCTTGACGTCCTTGAGTACCTTGCGACCCTTGTTGCAAACTTATAGTTTGTATAGTACTTTGCAGGCTTTGAATGTTATCATAAGTTTCAGTAAAATTTTCATTAATCTTAATGGCAGCTCTACGTATACTGTCACCAGTGCCATCATTTGGTCTAGAACCTACATTAATTATTTGCTTGGCCATGCTTATTCCTCATCCGTTCTAATATTTCCAGAGTCTATAGTATAACCTCTACTATCAAAAGTTGGGGTAGTACCTGGGAACTTAGCCACATCCACTTTCAAAAATTCAGCTACCTTATTAGCTGATTCTGACAAACTAAATCCTAAATCGCTCCAAACTCTACCTTGTTTTCTTACTATAGTTATTCTACTATTTACTGCTACATCATTTTCTAATTTAATGTATACTACAACTTCGCCATTAACTGTGCTGTGATTTGTTGCATCAGTTACAAAATCTCTTGGGTAGTTTACATCACCTTCTGGGCTGTGTGGATTGATATTTCTATCATGTATTGTGTACGGAACCTTTTTAAGTCTTTCTGTCCCAATAAAAATTTCAGTATCCAATACAGTTTTTATACTAGGAGTGTTTATATCAGTTTGCACTATAGGCATCCAAGGTAATACAATTTTCCCATATGGGTCATTAACAGAGCTAAAATCATCAAAATATGCTATTTTAGTTTTTTCCCAATTTGTATTAGTCAAACTAGGATATTGTGTTACTCCTGTTTTTTCTAATTGCCACCAAGTATTTTCAGTGTTTGGAGATTTATTAGTATTGGTTACTGTTCCATCTATTTCTTTAATAGCTATGTATAAGTTATGATTAAAGATTATTTGTTGATTAAGCTTATAAGTTTTAGTAGCAGTCCATAAGTCATAATTAATTCCAGTTATTGATATCCAGTTTTCATTATTATAGGTAACAACATCGTTTATTAGGTATCTATAACTAGGTATCCATGTTCCTAAAATTTTATAAATTGATGTAGTATCGCTATATGGTATAGTTTCTGCTATGCCTATATCATAAACTTCCACACCAGCTTTATGAATCTGGGGGGCTCCAGTTCCTCTAGTTCCTCTGCGTATTTCACTTAATTTATTACCAGTTCTTACAAAGTATTCAATTCTTTCTCCGTTAACATATATTACACCGGGAGTATTGCTGTCTCTTAATCCGTCTGCTATATGATCACTATCTTCTACTATAATTTCTTTATCATTTTGATTAAGATTATTTTTTAATCTAGTAGTTCTATATTTGTTAAGACGTTTATAACTAAAGTCATTTAACATATCTTTAAACTGCATAAAACTAACTGGATTGCGAACTATATTACTGGTAAATGTTATTAAACCAAAAACATCATCTTCACTTGGTGTTTTAGATAATTTTATGCTACTCTTATCTTCTCTAAGTTGATAATCTAATAAAGGAACTAATAGTTCTTTATTCTTGGTTACCCAAACATAATTACTATTAACTATTTCTTGTCCTAAGTATAATATACCTCCGCTGGCTTCCATTAAAACAGCTTTATAGATATTATCTTTTAAGGCATTAACATTTTTTTCTATAGTCAAATAATTACGATTGATTTTTAAAATATCGTGATTAGTCATAGCTATAACTTCAATTCTTGTACCTGCGGGATATGTTTGTCTTAGTGTTAAAACAGATTTACCTGTAGCGTTACTTATAGTATAATCACTAAATTTTGTTATGGCAACTAATACTTCAGCATTTTCTCTATAATAATTAGGTTTAATTGTAATAGTATTATCTAATAAGTTCAAAGTGTATGCAATAGCATCAGGTACTTTAATAGAATTAATATAAACTTCATAATCATTACTAGAGTAAACATCTATATCACCTTTATTAAGGGGTATAATGTATTTTGTTACTCTATTTTTTAGAGTAAATTTAAATTGATCTATACTGTTAAGAACAGTATTATTAATTCTTACTAGAGTGTTACTGGCTAAGGGAAAACTATAACCAACAAAATTACTTAGGGTATATTGAGTACTAGTGCCATTAGAAACTACAATTTCTTTAGTTAGTACACTTTGATCTTTAGTATCTCCAATGAAAACACTATAAACAATTACATCTCCTACATCCACTGTAATTGGAAGTAATACTGCTATTTTGTTTATATCTGCATAAGCAGTTACACCATCTTTTATTTTAGTCCAAAAAGTATTGTTTACAATAAATGCTCTATCATTTTCACTATAAATTAATGGAACATTATTAAAATTATTATTAATGTTAGATTGGAATAATTGATTTTGATAGACAACTTTATCATTTAATTTGTAGGGTATATTAGACTGATAGGCACCAAATGTTTGAAATGGTATGCAATCAGTTGGATCACCAGCAACAACAGTATATACACTGATATTATCCTGCCAATCTGTATTTAAAATTACAGTGTCGCTACGTTCAGTAACAACTACTTTATCTATGGCCAGCAAATTATTTCCATTAAATCCAAAACAAATTATGCTAAGATCTTTATTAATTGGTGGTGTCTGTATTAAAGTTAGTGTTAATGTGTTAAAATCAAATACATATTGATTAGAATCTAGTACATTATCATCTAGTTTTACTATAATAGCTTGTTCATTATTAGGATAAACGTCCAGTTTAAATTCATTAGATATACCATCTGTAATGTATCTTACACAGTTTATTTCACTAGTTACACTGATATTACGCTCAAAAACTTTGATAGCCAATGTATCTGCTGTGTGTCCTGGTACCATTTCTTCTGGAGCTGGACTAGTCATTGGAGTAATAAAACTATCCCCATCAATGATAATATCTTCTGCACGTATACCATTAGCTGTTCTGTAGGCAGCATTTAATTTAGGTAAATTACCACCGTCAATTATTATATCATATCGCTCGTCATCTGTAGGATCACCTGCGTCCCATCCTTTACTGCTCCAAGTATATTCTCCATCCCAAGTATTAACTTTATCAAATCCTATACCTGTAATACTAACTCCAGCATAATCTATACCTGTCATAAGTTGATCAAATTCTAATCCTAGCATTCCTGCTGTTGGTGTATAGTAATGCTTGATTCTTTCTAGTGCATTAAGGTTATTAAAATCTTTTACATATTCTATTCTAATTGCGGCGTTATCAACTGGGGCTTTCGTTAATATTAAATTTCCTAAATAAACTTTATATTTTTTGTCATTATTAGTTGTTTTAGTGATAGAAAATTGATTATTGAATAATTGGACATTATCAACATAAACATTAATTTTGTTTCTAATTATTTCTGGACTATATTTTAATATAAAACTTGTTGTACTTGAATCACCTATAAAATTCTCTATAACATTAATATCTTGTACGTTTGCAATAGTTTCCTTAGCATATCTATCAAATTTCATTGCAATATGATTAGATCTAATTGGGTTATTTCCTAATATTGCTATTACTTTAGCTTCGTATCCATCTTGAGTAAATTGACCTTCTAATTTAATCTTAGGTGGAGTAAAATATCCTTCACCTGCATCTAAAATATCAATTTTACTAATTTTGGCTCTACTTATATAAATTTTAATCTTGGCGGGTCTCTTACAAGCACCTGTTATTTTGATATTAGGATAGTCAATATATCCTTGACCTGAATCAACAATTACAACTTCTTTTATACCAAATCCAACATTATCAATCCATGACTTATATGGATATTGATTGATCAATACATTGTCATTTACATATACACTATTATTTTGATATTCAGTATATAAATTTCTTATAACATTTGCTGGGGTCACATAAGATGGTACATCAAAGTCTGTTATTAGACTATTAGAATTTTCAATGTTATCATATATACTGACAAATTCTCTTATTTTTGTTCTAAATGGCTTTACTTCCCTTATATAATTTTCATAATCACTTAAATTATCATTATTAAAGGTAACTTTTTGTTTTAGTCCACCTACATTGTGAAGCACTTTAACAAAGCTAGTTTTAAAGAACCAATCTACAAAAGGTTGTTCTTTTAGAATATACTTCAAACTACTGAAAAATAGGTTTATATAAATGCTTCTACGATTGTCTATTAAAATTTTATTTTTTAAGGCATCTAATATAGTTTTTAACTCAATAGTTCCAACTCGATCATATAAATCACTATCATATAATAAACCATCATAACCCTGTTCGTTTAACTTAAAATTATAAAAATTATTGCTTATTTGAATAGCACCGTTTTTCTTTCCAACAACTTTATAAATTTTAGTATAATCAATAGCTAAATCATTTGATATTTTTTCTACCAGTGTCCAATTTGTGGTACCCTGCGTATTTTCAATTTGAACAATATCTCCAATATTAGCTTTTAGGCTTAATAATTCATTGAATCCTTTAACTATGTAATCAATTTTAGTATATTGATTATACCCTTTTGCATACCAATCTATAAAATACCAGTAATCTGTAACATCGTATTCTTTAGTTTTCGCTTTGATCCAATTTCCGTTAATATAATGATATATGGCCCAATCATTCAAAGTATACTTGTCACTACGAATTAGCACACTTAATGGCCTGATTTCAAGTTCTGTATCATCTAAGTATCCGTAACCACTTGATACTATTTTAACATTTGTAATTGAACCCGATGAGTTTATTTGAGTTTTAACTTCTGCATTATATCCTTTACCTTTTATTTTAACTATTGGTGCAGATTTATAACCTGATCCTGGACTTAATATTTTTACACTGCTAAGTCTACCGTTTGATATAATAGGTAATAATGATCCAGGTTGAAAAGCTTGAACAACAATATAAACTAATTCTTCATAAAAATCTTTAACATAATCATAATATCCAAATTTAAATTCAGGAATATTATCTTTTAGATATAAATCTTGTAGATCAACATTGTCTATTTGAATATCTTTTAATTCGTAATTTAAATTTTCTATAAAAATCTTTAATGCTTCTAATCTATTAACAAACATAGTTTGGTTTGGTTTATTTTCTATCCCATATCTAAGTTTAGGACTTAATTTTAAATTTGGTAACATGCGTCCTTTTTTATCAAACCCTACTAGACTATCAAACCATTTTACCTCAATACTAGCTGGTATTACAGTTTTTTCATTGTTACTCAATATTTTAAATTCACTGTGTATCTTAAGATCATCTGGTTCATAATTCCAATATTGCACACTTAAGGCTACATCCTTTTTATCTAAAACATTTTTAACATTGACTAATCCCCAACTATTTCTTGATGTAAATTGAATATATTTTATATTGTAATTTTTAGGATTTTCAATTAAACTGGCTACATCTGAAGCACTATATTTTCTATCCTTTATATTGGGTATTATGCGTTTATTTTTTACCCAAAAATAGTAAGTTGTTATATTTTTTTTACCTAAAGTATCATAACTAGTTTTGGTACTGTATACATTATCACCATATAAACTAGTTCCACTAATGCCATCAGCAAATCCTTCAACAGTGTCAGCTAATGTATCCCATTTACTGGGTAATAATTTGCTTTCCACCCATTCATAGATGTCAATACTGGCTGTTGGGAATAACGTATTCCATACACTGTTATTATAAACAACATCACCTAATCCTGCATCTAAAAATTTAGCACGTCGTAGATCCCACCATAACATTCCAACATGTTTATCTGTCCAAGCTATACCGCTATCTACTGCTACTGTTTTACTAAATGTACTATTTTTGAAGGAATATGTAGCAGGATCGTAGTAAGTTTTAAACTTTAATTCCTGTTCTGCTACCCCTGCTATCTTACCCTGTACAGGATCAATTATATCAAGATAACTTATAAAACTGTTATTCTTTTTATTATAAACAAATATCTTTTTAAACCAATCTAGTTTAATATTCGGTTGTTGTTGAATATAATTTTGCCAACTATAAGTGTTTGCTTTTTTAGTGTAGAGATACAATTTACCATCTCGTTTGTTATCCTTAAGCACACTTGGATTGCCTAAAATTACAGTATTTTCACCTATAGCCAAACTATATGGCGTAGTTAAAGGTATATTACTTGCAGGCAGTGATTCAGAATAGATATATTTGGTCAAATATCTATCATATATGTCTATTCTACCTACATCTACCACAGTATTAGATTCACCTATTTGAGGATATGTAACATCATCGTAAGTATCTAATGTAAAACTATCAGCTTTCCTACTGTAAATTACAAGTGTTTTTGCTATATTATCTTGATTGTTAATAAACTTAATATAATAACCAAATTCCTCATTAGTCTCTGGATTACGATCTTCTATGGTTTGATCTAAAATATAAGTGCTACCAGTAAGTTTATATATTCTAACCTTACCCTGATCAGTTTTTACACCGTCCTCTAATGGACTACTAGCAGCCAAATATGAACCATCATTATTTAAACTCAAGCTTTGTCCAAAACCTTCGCTAGTTGTTCTTATTATACTTGTTGGTATATATGAATTATTATAAAAGAATATTTTTCCTTGAGTAGGAGCACTAACAACAATTCTTGTTCCGTCGCTATTGACATCAAAATCATAGGCAAAGCCCGTAAGATTATTATTATCTATGTTAAGTCCTGGTCCTATTGAACTAGTATATTCATAAACAAACACTCCCTTTTCATAGCTACTAATGTAAATTTTATAATAACTTAAATTAGGATTAGCATTAGGGACCAATGCAAATTTTACTTTACTTCCAAAGTTGATATCAGTAGTTTCAGTATTTGATATTATTGTAGTTAAACTGTAATTCTGAGCTATATTTAAATTAGTAATATAGTGAGTTCCAGATACACTTTTTTGTAATATAATTAAATCAATTAAATCTACATCTCGAGTAAGTCTAAAACTTTCACTATCAAGAGTTTCTACATAATACTCCTGATTATTTTCTAAGCCCTTTAATGGCGTATCAGATGTTGAATACTTTACTAATGTCCCTTCTGATAGTAGATGACCTGGTATAACGATTTTATTATTCACATAATCTAATCTATTCCCAGTGGTCAGTCTAAAGTTACTACTAAAGGTAACTATTTTTTGAGGTATACTATAAAGATATACAGCAGATTCTAATTGATTATTACTAACTTTTTTTCGTATACCAGTTATTGAAATAAATCTTCCATTTTTATCTATATTGATACTCGAACCAAAATTGAATACATTTGATTCAGCATAGATAACTTGTTTTTTGGCCCATTGTGTACTCAGATAAGGCTTAACATATATTAATACTTGTCTAGTAGATTGATTAGTTTCAGTCCAATCACCTTTTAATACAAAGCTTACACTACTAGCTACACCAACTGCCAATGTTAAATTACTGCCATCTAAATTTTCTAAAATAAAATCATTTTGGTTAGCATTGTTAATTATTTGTCTAACTTTATAAGTTTTGCCATCAACGTGACCTATAATTTGAGCAGAGCCTACAAATGAGCCAATTATTTCTACTAAGGATCCTACTTGTAAATATTCTACACTATCACATGTAAATATTTTTTGTCCAGGAGTTGATTCAATTATTTCTACATTTGTAATATATTTATTGGGATTAAATATGGCCCGAGTGCTTGTAGCAGAAATACATTGCCAAAACTTATTATCTCTATATACTATGTTATTCTTTTGATATGTTGTTCCAGATTGCCAACTACTACGCCATACTTCATCTGTTCTTGACATCACTGCTAGTACTGTAGAATCTTCATTTACTGCTACAGTATAACCAAATTCTTGATTATCAAAATTACTGAAATTTGTTATAACTTCTTGTTTATATACATTAGTATTTTTCCAAATACTATTTTTACCGTTATCTGTAAACCATAATAATTCACCATAAGGCCATAAATTAGTTTCTGTATTAACATATTTAGGAATAGTTACCTGATCAATATCGTTATATCTTTGATTATTAAATGCATAAGTTTGAACTGTGTTATTTTGTAATTCATTAATTTGAAAATCTTTGTCCTTTATCACTGTGATAGTTTTAGAACTTTGATTTATATTATTAATTCTATAAAATTTATTAAATTTTTCATAATTACTGATAAATCTAACCACATCTCCAATAACAAAGTTAGGCCAAACATTAAATGTAATAATTAAATTAGTAGTGCTTACTGTAACATTAGACACTGTTACATCTAGTTTGTTATATCTAAATATGTTCCAATCATCGCCAAATTGATTAATTTTTGTTTGAAAACCACACCAAGCGTATTCGCCTACATTTATATCTATTGATTCTGTATCTTGAAGTGTTATGATATCTGTCAAATCATCTAATATAAGTTTTGCAAATTCTACTTTACTAAATCCAGGAGTTTTTAGAAATTTTGTATAATCAGTTGCAATTGGCCAAATATTATTAGAGTAATTGAGAGGCTTAAGATATAAGTCATTTTCAGTTTGTCTAATTACATAATCCTTTTTAGTTGGATCAATTTCATTAACTAATTCGAAAGCTTGAGGTTCGGTTTTCCACTTAATTTCATCTAATACAAACTCTATCTCATCAAATGTATTAGTTGCTCCATAAGTACCTACACGTACAGCCCATTCTTCTAAAAATTCTAAACTTTCTGTATTATCTGGTCCTAATACATCAAATAGCTTGTTAAGTGAATTTAAAGTGCCTTTTTCGGTTATCATTCCTTGATAGAATTTAAATTCACTTACATCATTTTTAATGATATTGTTTAAGTATTGACGTTTTTGATAACCAATAAGATGTTGAGCTATGGCCTGTTGATTGCTATCAAAGTTATCACTGTCTAGGTCATAAAAATCTAAAAATTGTAAAGATTTATAATCCCAATTAGGTAATAGTTTACTAGTAGGTGTTTGACTTAGTCTTTGCCAAACACTAGGATTAAATTCATCTGTACCATCTATTCGTTGAGTGGCAGTATAAAAAAATTCTTTATATTTTACAATATCACCTACGTTATAGTCTGTCCATGTAGACCACTCATTTAGATATGCAGAATCATAAACAAATCCTGGACTATCAAAACTTCCATTCCAATCTATAGTTTTATACCCGTATATCTTTAATCGTTCTTGCCTATAACCTGTTGAAGTATTATAAATGATATCATTAAATTGAGTAACATTATCTATCACTAATACATGTTCTTTTTGTACTAGATGAAATCCAACACCATATATACCTTGTTCTTCATTTTTAGGTTTTATAGTAAATTTATTGCCATCTCTATAGTAATTTAAATCATTAGGTTCATATTTACTACCATCACTTTTAAAAATTTCATAGTCTAATGGACTGATGATATTATCAACTACATTATATTGTAATCCTAATGATATTCCTAAAGCTGCTGGACTTAAACTGATAGCACTAGCACCTGAACTATCAATATTTTCTACTGGTATATAGTTCCTAACATCAAATATTTCAGTTGTAGTATGATCTTGTCTAACGCTGTAAAACAAATTATTATTAATAATTAAATCACCGCTTCTATAACTAGTCTGTGGTTTCCATTCATCATAATAGTCTTTTCCAGTTCCCCAATTCTGTGTTATCCAAAACATAAATTCTTTGGCACTTAATTTCCATGTACCTACATCTTTAAGTTCAGCAATATATGAATCAAAAATAAACCCTTTACTTTTTAAGTATTCTCCATAGCCTAAGATAAAATCAACAACATCTTGTACGCTATATAATATAGTTCCGTAATTTAATACCTGAGGTATACTACTAAATTCTGATCTAAATTCAGCATCAACACCACCTACAATAGGCAAGCTGGGTAATTTTTCTAATAGAGTATAATCTACATTAGGTCCACTGTTATGGGATATTTTTACTCTATAATAATTATCTAAAACTTTTACTATATTTCCAATAACATATGTTTGATTAGATTCATAGTTTATATATGATTCACTAATACCACCAATGTTTATATTATATCCAGATTTTGACCAAGGAAAATAATAAAAAAATGGTTGATTTTGACTATATCCTTTTATTTCATATCCTAAACCATATCTAGTCAATAGTTTGGTTATAATAACACCACTGTAAAAAAGTCTTTTAGTAGGTGATCCAGTATTTAGAAATATTTTATAATTTTCTTTAGGTACAAATACACTGGTTGTAGAATTAATATTTCTACTATCAAGAATTAAATTAAATTTTTCTTCACTGCTAAACCCACTTAGTCTGTGACCTATTTTGTTTGATAAATTTTTTAAATCAAATTTGTAATTTTCTAATGCTTGAGGCTTTCTAGTTATCAAGTAATCTACTATATAATTTACAAGACCTGAAGTTTGTACCCTTTCTTGTTCATTTATTGTATTAGTAATTAATATATCTTTTAATTTTATTCTTTTACCTGTAGGTTCATATACAAGTTGACCAGTTTGATCTCTTACTATTCTACTACGATCAAAATATACACTGAATACACGATTTGGTGTTAGTAAGATCATAGTTTTTAGCATAGCGAAGGGGTAATAACTGCTACGACGCCAAGCATTTTCTACAGGACTAACATCACCAAATACATAATTTTTTTCTGTTCTTGCGTTGAATAATCCTGTGGCTAAATTCGCTTGAATTGGATTAACTAATGCACCATTAGAATTCGTTGGAATATTTTCTAATACTGGCTTAATAAATTTATTAATAACTCTGATAGGCTTGTTAGGTTCACGAACTAGTCCTTCTTTAAGATCATTCCATAATATTAAGTTATCACTGGTATAAGGAGCAGGGCCATATACTACCTGCCACCATTTTGGTTCTACGCTAAATCCTAAACTTTCCCATGGGCATAAATGAATACGATCTGTGTCAAAATACCACTTGTATATGCCTCTCCAATAACCTGGTAATGGTGTAAAATCAAAGCTTTGTATTTCACTATAATTGTAAGTAAAAGGATTAGATTGAATGTAAAGTTGACTTTTTGTATAATCTTTATCTACATAGGTAGTCCATTTAAAAAAGTTTGGAGCCAGTACTTGATTAAATTCATCTTTACTATAAGATGTAGGTCTATTAGGTCCCTGTATGTAATCGTAAATGTCTAAAATTTTAGGATCATAGTTTATTTTAATATTATTAAAAATTCTTTTTTCTAATTCTAATATTAGATTATCTCTAAAATCATTAAAAGCTAAAATTATACTGCCGTCATGACCTTGTATTACATATTGAGGAGTTATTAAAGTGGTATCTAAATAAATTTTTGGTTCATATTTTGGATATAGTCCTAAACTAGTAGGAGTCGGTGGAATAAAACACCCATCTGTACTAGCATATTCGTACATATCAACAATGTCATCTTCTTTTAATTCTACAAATATTTCTACAAACCCATCTCCAGTAAAATTGTAATCCTTTTCATAAATTAATTGCTGTTTATTGACGTAGATATACACTGCTTTTGGCGTCATAGTGGTCAATGTAAAGTTTTCTGTTAAAGGAAATTTAGTTTGAACAAATTCTTTTATTTTAAATTGTGTATTTTTTTCGCCTAAATATGCCAACATGTCACTAAAATAGTAGGCCATATTCATTGTTTTATTTTGATTTATTGATTGTAACAGTTTGTCTACAGCATCCTTATCACTTAATCCTTCTTCTAAATACTCTGTATTATACATAAAGGATTTTTTAAAGTTATTATAGTCAAACATACTTTTTTCAAGAGCTCTAACAATATTAGCATCAGTGTTGGCTAAATGGTACAAGCTAAGATTTATGCTTCCGCTATGTTGTACAAATTTTGTACCTTTACTAGATAGGTAGCCTATATCTCTTAAATTACTAGGTCCAGGATATATACCGTAAAAACTATCCACATTATCAACTATTGAATCTACATGATCTATAACTTCACCAAGAGTAAAAGTTGTCACGTCTTCATTTAGAGGATTATTTTGAAAATTAATAGGAAATTCGTAGTGTCCTTTACTTGTACTTTTTGATTTTTTAGTGTAAATTTTTAAAGTGACAATATCATCATTTTTTATATCATTTTCTAACCTAATATATTTTATATCAATACCTTGATATAATTCATACTCAGTTTCACTTAATTTTTTATTGTTTACATAAACTTTAATACGTAAATCTTCTAAATCTATACTATCTTCAAATACATCTAAAGGGAAATTATTAATTTGTATTTGTTTTAATCCATTTTTTTTTTTTTCTATATATTCTTGTTTAAAAATTCTAATAATAGGCTGTACATTTTCAATATTATTTCTAGTCCACCCATTAACTAAACTTAATTCATTAGATGCAGTGTAGTATTGTAAAAACTTATTAGATATACTTTCCTCTACAACTTTATTTTCCTGTTTATACTTAAATGTATCAACACTTAAATTAAAATCAAATACAATATCTCCAATATTATTAATATTTTTATAAGTTAAACTAAATCCTAATTCTTTATCTATACTACCATTACCAATTCTGTAGGAAAAAAGCTTAGTTCCTATAAAGGTACTACCATCATATTTGTTTGAATCGTTTAATACCCTGCCTTCTTTATCAAATAAAGCAAATAAAGGTGCTTGATTTAATGAAGTTTTAGCTTGCCCTTTAAGCCAATTACTACCATCAAACCAAACCATATTACTACCATATTCTTTACCTGCTAGAACTAGTACATTTTCTAATTCGTGTGGTATAGCATCAGGTTCTTCTGCTAAATGGATAAGTCTTTTAGTTATACCAGTATCTTCATTAAACACATTGATAAATTCTACTTTGTAAATTTTATTTTTTACTCTAATATCTGAATCAGCAGTAAAAATTATTCTATGTCCATTAAATAATTCTACACCATCAACAATATATCCTAAACTTCCTTCTATAGTGCTGAATGCATCTTTTGTAAAATTATCCACTAGATCAATGTTTTTCTTACTAGTATTGCCAAAGTTATATAATCTTAGATTAGGATTAAATTCAATTATTGGTCTAATAGCTCTTTGACTTTGATCAAACACTGCTACTTTACCTAAAATTTTAGCAGTTTTTTCAATTACATCTTTGTGAAACCATCTATTATATCTAGTCCAAGGGTTACGATCACGACTAGATCTATTAATAACAATATAATCCTTATCTAAAGCAGCATAATTTATATTGTTAAATGCTAGTTCGTCATATCCACTTGTGTCAAAATTTACGTCTACATTATAGGCTATATCTGTAACAACTTCTAAAGTTTTTACATCTATTAATTTTATACCTTCTCCTACACCTTCAACAAAAAAATCTCTATCACGATATGATTCAGGATAAACTAAACCACCAAACTTAATTTTCATGCCATTGCTTAGATCAATGCCTCGTGAAGTGTAATTAATTTTTCCAACTATTTCAGCATCAACATCTATACTTGTATTCTCTGTAATATCAAAAATTTTAATCAATCCGCTAGTATTAGGATCAATGTTACTTACATAGTACAATACATCAGGTGCATCAGCTGACACTGTAAATTCTAATATTCCTTTACTAACACTAAAGTTTTTAGTTTCAACAAGTTTATCATTTAGATATTCAAATGTTTTAATACCATCAAAATATCTAAATTGATCATTTTCTTTTAATTTAAAAAAGTCTAAAGTAACTATGTCCTTTTGACCAATATTAGATTGTATGTTTAATACTCTTTTTCTTTTATCATTTGTATAAAAATTAAATTCACTTTGTTTAAGTTTATTACCATTTACATATACTTCAGCGAATAGATTTACTGCTGGTACATAATTTAGTGTGAATCCTATAATTTTACGTGGGGTAGGAGCTATGCCTTCTGGCGGAGGGGGCGGATTATCATATACAAAACTCTTAATATAGTAAGTTTGATTAGGTTCTAAACTACCTAATACGCCAGTAGATCCAGATATATTAGAATCAAATATTACTTCATCATCTATTTTTAATAAATTTTGAGCAGTTGGTGTTATTGATACTACATTTGTTAGATGATCTGTTTGACTGGAATTAATTATTCTTACGGTACCATCTTGAGCCTTGACATTTGCTCTCATTAATCCTGTAGAACTGGATACAAATTTCTGTTGTTTTTCTAAATGTACAACATCAAAATCTGTAAGTATGTCAACAACAAAATTATTACTTCCATGTTGGTTGTAGTTAAAACTAACGCTACCTCTAAATTCTGGACTAGTACTACTAACTCTTGCTGTACGTATACTTAATGGATATGCTTCAGCATTTATTTCAAATTTATAAGTTTCTCCTCTATATAATCTTAGTGCTGGATTACGAGTTAGTGCATCAGGAGTCATTAAATAGGCAAAATTATCGCCTTCATCTACTATTTCAACTTTAAAGGTACTAACTATGTCTAATGTTTTAGTACCATTTACTCTTACAGTTTCTGGACCATATGGTAACCAATAATATTGTAGATAATTTACAAACTTATCCCAACAAATATGAGGATTCCAACTGTAAAATTCTTGTACATTTAGTCGTTGATGATTATTAGTTACTCCTCCAAAAACATCAATTGTATTAATATAATCTATATAATCTTTAAAGAAAGTTGTATTACCTAATATATCCTCATTGGTCAAGCATGGTTCTAATTGATAGTTATTACGTTCATCAGTAACTTCATTTATAAAAATATCATTGGCCTTAGTAGCTTTACTATTTTTTCTACCTATAAATCCATTAAGTTTTTTTGCTGTGCCTCTTTGAATTAAAGGGTCAACTGTGGCTGACAAGAATTTTTTATTACTATCAGTACGGTAAAATTGAGGTAAAAACCTTTCAGATTTACGCTTTTCATTTTTATCTAAAGGTATTCCTAATGTATTTTCGTCAGACATTAATTATCTCTCACTCTACTTTCAATAAATTGCTGACTTAATACAGTATTATTAGTACTGATAAATCCTGTAGCATTAAGGCTGCTTGTTGTAATACTATCTATTATCTCTAAATCCTCACTGGTAGCACCACTTATGAAAATTTGATCATTTTCAGCTTTAATTTCAAACAAACTTCCAAAAGTTAAATTTTCTTGTCTTGGTACAATTACAATGTTTACCAAAAAAGGTGCTGTTCTATTCATTATATAAGCAACTAATTCACTGAAATAGAAACTATCACCAAAATCCCAATTCTCTAAACTAAAAAATTCATTTATGCTGTTTAATACCCTAGATTTAAGATCATTGTCACTGATAATTTGTTCTTGATTTTTGACTAATTTAAAACTGGCTCTTAGATTTGATATAGCCTTTGCTCCAAACAATATTTTATATCTAATAGGATGATATATAATTTCATCACTCATTGCCTTAATTTGTTCCAATTTACTACCTAATGTTATAGCCAATTGATCTGTACTAGGCGGCATGGGCTCTTGATCTATACTACCTAATAGCCATTGTCTAAAACTAATATCATATTGTTTGGTTAAAACATATAGATCCATAAAATTGCTATAACCTGGATCAATTCTGGCTTCATAATCAGCACTGTGTATATAATGGAATTTAAGACCTTTACGTCCTTGGTATACTTTATAGTCCAAACTTACTACAAATTTATTTAAAAGCATGTCATATTGAAATAATGTATCTGTATCATAGACATAAACATATTTTTTATCTATAAAATAATTAGATGGAATATTAGTAAAAGTATTAGCTATATGAATTAATATATTTCCGTCAGAACCTATATTTTCAATCCAAGCGTAATCTATTTGTCCTGTACTTGTTTCATACTTTTTAAGCACAACAAATTTATAAAGATCAGTAGTACTAGGACTTACAACTAAGTTAAAAATATCTGGATCATCTACAACACCATCATCATTGGAGTCTTTAAAGGTAATTTCAATTTTCTTGGTGTCGATGTATCCATCATTACCAATAAATTCATTTATTATTTCCCAATCTATTGAATAATTTAAAGGTGTATAAGGCGAATCTGGAATAGTATTAATGTTTAAAATACTAATTTTATCTTTTATAATTTTATTAGTTTTAGTGTCAAAAACTTTGTTAGTTTTATCATAATAAAATCTAATTTTTTTATCACTTTCAAATATGTAACGTAGGTTACGACTGCGTACAGTATATCTTTCTGTATCTGTAGTAAAACTCAATAACCAACTACTATCTAATTTTTGATTGCTAATATCTCCAGTTCTTCCTATATTGAAGGGATCTACAAGATTTAAGTTAGTATCAAATATTAATTGCCAAATTTTTGTATCTAAATCATAACGTAGACCAAAGTCTCTATTATTGAATATTAAATCATTCATTAATGTTACTGTGACGTCATCTAATGTTATAGTCCATTTTGGTATAATTTCAGTGATTATGGCATTATTAGGAATTTTTTCATTTAATGTGATAGGTCCGCTACCATCATCTAAACTTTCAACTAACCCATCATTGGTTATAGTTACTAGTTTAGCCCAAATGTATTTGGTAGTGTTAGGTAAGTTTGAATTTACTAATCTATTATTTTCTGAGCGTAAAAAAACATAATTATCAGGAGCAACAAATTTTAATAAAGCACCTGACTCTAAACTTTTAAATGTGTTATTTGAATTATATCCAAGTATAACTTGATCATTATTTTTAAATTTACCTGTGCTATAATTTGTACCTTCAGTATTTTGCTGCCATATGATGCGTGATTCAGCACTTAAATCTAAAACAATTCTACCAAATTTTTGATAATAATAATTACGAATACTAATTTTACTTAGATAAGGTAATACTTGATTTATAATTACAGCCTGTATATCTACACGATTTTTATAGGTAAATCTAAAACTGTCTTCATATTCTTCTCTATAAATTATACCATCATCACTAAATAAATCAGTACTACTGTATTTGCCTGTTGGATCTATAAGATCAAAATATCTACTGATACCACTACTTGATCTATTAACAGCTTTAATTTTTAAAACATCTTGATCTACACTTAGAGGACTAATATTATAATCTTCCGCTGTGATCATTCTATTTTGAGTGTAGTATGTAGCAGGAGCCTTAGCCTTAATTTCATCATCACTTTCGCTAGGACTGCTGTTAGATACACTGGTTTGTAGACTCATCGCTATGCTTAATACTTCTAATTGCCCTGTATTTGATAGATAACTTACATCCACACTGACACTACGCATATCTTTTGGATTAATTGTATAGCTTACACCATTACTAGTTCTATAATATATTCTAAAAGTACCTAATGGAAGATTACCGAATACGCCATCACTAAAAACTAAACTTATTCTATCATTAGTTCTAGTAATAATATTATAGATATTTTTTATATTCTTTTTTACACTGTTATAGATAATATTATTAGCTTCAAAGTTTGTAACTTTGTCCCAGTATTCGCTTTCACTACCGTTGGCATTGAGTTTGTATAACCATACATCACTATCATTTATATTAGTTGCATCAATATCTACTATTTCGTTAGTTGTTGGTTCACTTAATGTAAATGTACCCGTATTCAATCCACCTTGTTTGAACAATAAAAAGAAACCGTTACTGTTGCTGGCTGCACCTTTACCATCATCTCGGTATATAAAACTTAGTCTACGTCCAGCTAATGGTGGTTCTTCTTCGATATTATTATCTTTGATCACTGTACTTACTAGTTCAAAATTCATATTACGACCGTCAACTGCCTTGGTAAAAGCATATACAGGCACGCTTGTTCCTACAGTTTGCAATCTATATTGTTCAGTAGGTATATTGAATATTTTTTCTGATGAGTCTGGGCTACCAAATTGTGCAGTCATAGGCAATGCCGCATTAATTATTCTAATAAACTGATCTAACCAATTAGCGTTACTAGGATCATTCCAAGCAATTTCTTGATTACTGATGTTACGTCCATTACTATCTATAACATCTTCAGTGGTACTAATACTTTCCCATTTTAGTAAACCAGTAGCTGGTTTATTACGTTTAGCATTATAACTTAGAGTACGTGCTAATCTTAATATACTTTCTCTACGTTCTGCTAGTTCTAGAAAGTTTTCACGAGCATTTAGGTCCACACGAAAGGCAAAACTTTGACCTAAAAAAGCAATCATGTCTATGAGTGCTAGATATTCACTGCTTTCAATATAGTCATTAAAATCTTCAGGATAGTTTTCACGAAGATAGTTTATCATTACTCTACGCAAATTTTCAAAATCATAGCTGGTAAAATCAGCGTTTTTGAAACTTTGATAGATCCTCTTCCAATCTTCGGCTACAAGCAATCTATTTTGTCTATCAGTGGATGACATAAAACTTCCTTATTTCTTATTTATTAACCTATCAAACCCAAACTTTGATCAAATCTAAACCGTATTTTTTCACTGACATTATAGGGCAAATAGGTCAATTCGCATTCGATTTGTATACCTGTTTGATAACTGCTTACAATGATACTATTAGCTTGTACCCTTGGATCGTAATTTATTATAGCTGTTACATTATCTAATACCAATTGTTTTACATCTTGTGTCAAAGGTTCAAAAATTAAATCCCATATTATAGTACCAAAAGTGGGATCATTTAATTTCTCACCTTGTCTAATATGAAAATGATTGAGTAAATCTTGTTTTATCAGGCTTAAATCATAAAGGCTAAAGTTTTCACTATCTGGGCTCACTGTGCTAAACCCCCTATAAGTTCTAGGCAAGGGTGGCTTTGATCCCCTACTATCACCTTTAACCACTGTATTTTCATATAATCTTTGTATGCTCATTATGTTTTGACCTTATTAAAAGTATCATACTTTGTAGTGTACTGTTTGAAAAAATCAGGAACTTTTAGTATACTTTCGCTATTACCTTCATATCTACCATCTATATCACGATCTGTTTTATCTGGCTTGAATTCTACAGGATCCAAATTTTCATGGTGACACCAAGGTTCCTTAATAGGTACTCTACGCATAATAGTTTGAAATAATTCACTACCTTCTTGATCTGGGACACTATGAGTTTTTAACATTTGAGGTAATTCTGCTTGACTGGCCATGGCAGCGGTGGCCGCCCTTGGCCCGTTCATATGAATCTGTGGTGCTGTTTCTATAATATTTCCTCCAGCTTGTGTTTCATTACTGCCACCACTAGTCATATAGATATGTCCACCTGCATTGAAGTCATAGTTACTGCCAACTTTGTGTAGGTAGTTAGTGTCAAATTGAATGTTTACATCTTGTTTGACCTTATGTTGAAATGTCATATCATAGGTTATATCAACATCTTTTTTGATGTGTATTTTTTGATTTTCTTCTACAATTAAGATACTATCTTTTAAAACATGTGTATGCATTTCTTCTTTTACTTTAATATTAAAGTTACGTCCTGCTTCCATGTTTATATCTCGGTCAGCATATAGATTAAAGTCGTTTTTAGCATGTACGTTTACACTGTCTTCAGTGAATATATCCATCTTTCCATCACTGCTTAATTCTATCCATGCTGTACCACGTGCATTTCCTATATAGATAAGGTCTTCACTATTGTGTAATAATATTTGATGTCCAGTGCGTGTGCGTATGCGTATGAGTTCATTGTGTAATATTTTTTTATCACCATCTAATTCATCATCCTCTACAGCAGCATAATCAGGTGGACCTTCACTAGCGTTTTTTCTACGTAGAAATTTGTCATCTCCATCATCCATAACAAAACTACTACCGCCTAACCTACTTATAGGCATTTTACTAACTTCGTCTTCGTGTTTACCTACTTTTCCTTTTGGGCCATCTTTGTCTATAGGTCCTGGTGTACTAATGCCTAATACAGCACTGGGCCATTCTCTACGAGCACTACTAGTGGTTATGCCTCTTACATCATCACGTAGTAAACCTTGATCTTTTAGTACTGTGGTAAATGGATGCTGTGGTTTTTCAATTCTGGTAGTATCTTTTTTGATTGGTAAGTCAGCTTTTTTATTGTATTCAGCTACAGGTACACGTTCTTCTTCTCCATCTTGATTAAAACTAGTAGCAGCATAGCCAGGTATCATAAAATTCATGTCTTTATCCTGTATGCTACCTATATAATATCCCCTAGCTGGATCACCATCTACAAAGAAACAGACCACTGTGGTACCTACATCTGGTGGTATGGCCCAAAATCCATAACTTTTTTGAGTTCCATTGTAATCGTTTACTTTGCTATTAAATTCTGCACTGGTAACACCTATGAATGGACTTACATATTTTACAGTGGCCAGTTGTCCTGTTCTTTTACGATCATTTCCGACTTGTCGTAATTTTTCTACTTGCAGGCTACCCATATAATCTGGATCTAAATGACTGACCACAATGGCCAATATCAGTCCATCTTCTTTACTAGTACCTTCACCTTCAAGAGTTGATCTATTAATTTCAGGCATTAGATAACTCCGTCATCTGGATAAACTGTTAGATCAGCATCAGAAGGAGGTGGTGGGCCAGTCAATATATCAGGTGCTGCTGGTGAAACTGTTTGGCTTTGTAGGGCAGTGTTTATACCTAATTCACCTAATGCAGCATCCGTTGGGGCACTGTCTAGATTTTGCATTCTACATAAATCTAAATTCTGTGTAAACATGCCTCTGTCAAAATAACTTTCTAATGTATTCACTCTATATAAACCACTTATTGTATTAACTGTATTAGGCCCAGGAAATTTGTATAAATTACCATTGATATCTGTAGGATTTTTAAAATTTACTGTTATAAAAACTTCACCACGTTGTTGATTTATAGTACCGTCGGCGGTGATGGCAGGATTTTCAGTACCTTGAGCAGTATAATTTCCAAATCCACTATCACCTAAAAAGAATGGATCTCCTAGAATTTTCATATTAACAGTGATCATATCACCAGCACTGTTTATAGCATCATTGAATTGTTTAGCTATCAATGTACCTGTATCCTGTACAGTCACTCCTCCCCCATTACGCTTAGGTTTTAACTGATCTGCTTGTACTAATACCTTAGTAGCAGCGTCACCTATATTTGTGTTGCCATGTTTGCCTTGTTTATATTCATCAGTTGCATCGTATATACTACCATCTTCTTTACGTCTAAAATTGGTAACCTTACCATTAGTGATCACTGGACTAGTGGGTGTGGCTACTGGTGCATTTTTATCACGTTGTCTAGCATCTTCGTTATTAATACCACTATCAGCAGTGGTAGCTTTATAAAATGTAGTGGCAAATTTAACTTGAAAATCTAAAATTTCTGTATTTTCCCCTGTATAATAATAATCATATTGTTTTAGGCTGGTTTTGGCCACTTCTGGAGCATGTTCTGGAGCAGCTCCAGCACTCTGAAATCTAGACTTATCAACCTGAAAAGGTATAATTCTAAATACTGTGACCATGGGCATACGTCCTGTTTTTGGTATGTTGGCATCAGTATCTATTATATAGCTTTGGCTGTCTATTTTGAACCAATTAACTTTACCTTTTACAATATTACTAGGTTGCAATGCTTCAATTCCATAATTACTGCTGGTTATTATTTCAATGATTATGTTAGGTATCATACTACCTTGTTTAAATTCTGCTTTGCCAGTGGTAGTACTTAATTCGATTTTACCTCTTGTAAATACTTGCTTCTTTTCGTCCCAAATTGCACCGTCCTTACCAAATACACCCTCTGCTTTTTTACGATCAGTAAATCCCATTGAAGCTGTTCCAACATTGTTTACATTGTCTTTCTGCACATAGTTGTATCCATCGTTAGCTATTTCTAATCCTAGTTTTTTGAATACATTTTGTTTTTTAACATTTGGATTGGCAGTGGCACTTTTTGGACTACTAGTATCGTCTGTGGTATCACTATTCCTTTTACTACTGGTATCTGTAGGAAATAATATAACAATACGATCTGCTATAGGAACTTTATTTTTTATAGCTTGTTCTAATAATTGATCATTAACAATACTTTGTACACTGTAGGGACCACTCTGTAACATTTCCTGTACAGTTTTTCCTTGCAATTGTAGATCAACTCTTGTTCTACTTATGGTATCACTGTAAGCTTCGTCATTCCATGCCACAGCTTGACATTCATATTCACTACCTTTGTCTGTAACTCTTAAATCTATATTGGTAATTTTGATTGGAAAATGCCTTTTAGTTACGGCACTGTCCACCATTTGTTGATCTGGACCATAATGCCGTTTAAACTCTAAAGTAAGTAGCACAGGCATAATGATCCAGTTTTCATAACCATTATTAGCAGCTGCCATTTGTAAACTTTGAAAAAATAATCCTATACTGTAGGGTTCAAATACTTTGAATTGTAGAGTACTAGCATTTGTATTTTTGGTATTTTGATCTAAACCTATAACACTTTGAATTTTAAGGTTGTCTATATAAAAATCAAATTTACCATCAGGATTATGATCCATTCTAGCTTCACCTGTATAACCATAGTTTTTTAAACTTACTCTATTTTCTGGATCTCCACCACCACTGCGAAGAATAATATCACCTAACTCACCTTTTTTATAAGTTTCATCTGGAAAATTACAGGCAAAAGGACTGAGTACACTTAGAGTCCAAACATAGTTAACACTGGCATAGTTTCGTAATACATTAGACAAAGGTAGTTTTTTAATATTTGTTTCTACAATATTTTCGTTTTTGAGATCAATACTAGTTTTACGAGTTGGGACTTTGAAGAACCCGCCAACTTCACCTACATCAAATGCTGTTGGTACTTGCCCTGCTATTTTGTTTACTAATTGACTAGCATCAAGACTTAGTCCTGCTTTTAGTTTATCCAAACCACCTGATAGCGTAGATACAGCATTTTTTAAATCACTTACAGGATTTACATTTTTAAGTTGGTTAGCCACTGCACCTACTGCTGCTGTAGCTATAGTAGCCTTTACAGCATTTTTTAAAATGCTCATATCAGTTTCCTAACACCTTAAATAAACTACTCTTTTTTGGTAGGTATATTTGTACTCCTGGAACAAAATCAAATATAGGATCTTGTAGTACGTCTAAATTACGCTGTGTAAACACCCACCATAAATTATGACTACCATATAGATCGTAGGCCAATAGATCTGGTCTTAGAGCATATTGACTTTCTATAGTATAAAGAAAATCATCACTTTCAGCACTTACAGGCCTAATGGTCAATATATCTAAATAATTTTTTGTTATCTTGGTATTTTGCCAAGGACTAGTTGAATTATATTTCGCTACCATTAAATGAACCCATCCTTTACATATGTTCCTTTGATAAAATCTTCTAAGTTGAATTTTCTAATTCTATTTCTACTATAAATGGGTATAAGACTTATATTTAAACTACTTTGAGTTGGCACATGGCTATCATCTGCACCGGCTTTACCTTCGTTACTGGGTGCTAGTGTTTTATTTGCTAGACTGGTTAATCCGCCTATGACATTTGACACATTGCTGACTGTTCTTAGAGCATTAGCAGCCTTAGTAGCTCCAAATGCACTGGCCAACCCTGCCATTTGACTGGCTGTATCTGCTAAACTGCTGGTAGGATCAGCAAAACCACCTGCTGATCCCTGCTTGGGATTTGTCATGTTGGTAGTTATATAATCTACTTCTTTGGGCAAGGTCATGCTAAAGCTTCTTACTACCACAGGAACATCTTTGAATACATAATCTCCATAGGCGTTAAAATATAAAATAACAGGAGGATTGCCACTTAGGCCAACACCACCGGTGAACATTTTAGTTACACTACGCAAAAAATGTATACATGCTAACCAATACTGTCCTTGAACAGCATCTTCAACATAAAAATCACCACTGATACTGATTTCACTAACACGACTACTGGAAAAACTTGTAAATTGAAAATTATTATGTGTTATAGGAGTCTCAGTGTAGTTAGCTTGACTACTGATACTTATTGTTGGAGTGTAGGGAAAAATTAAGCCGCCAGCCTCTCGTAAAGGAGTAAATAATGGAGAGTCTTGATATGGAGCCACACTGGAGGGAAAACTAAGACGGACTCTCCAATCTTTTGGATCGCCATCTGAACCAATTTGCGCTGTTGTAACTTCCTTGGGAATAAAATTTTCTGCATTAATGGGTATATTTTTACTTCTTAGAGCACTCATTAAGTTATTACCTGCACCAGCTAGGCCACCTACAAGACTATTTGCTGCACCAGCTAGGCCACCTGCTAACCCACCAGCTAGGTTACCTACAGCAGCACCCACAGCAGCACTGGCAATATTTGAAATTAGGCTCATTTTATTCCCCTTTGGCAAATATTTATTTGACTTTCAAATGTGCGTAGTTTATAATAACATGAGGAGAATTATTACAAATGACTGTAAATTATCTTAATAACAAAGATTTGTTAGAAGAAATACACAAAAGTAAAAACACTTATAGCAGTTATTCTAAGCCAGAATATAATCAATACGATATTATTTTACCCAGCTTGGACAAAATTAACATAAGAACCATAGCAGAAGCTAAAAGAAACCGTGCCAAACGTATGGGTGACCAAGAATATGCTAGACTAAAAGAAGCAGGTGAAAAGGTCAAAATGGCTGACTGTGAAGTTGATTATAAAAAAATAGCCAAAGGAGACTTGGTTTTTAGGATCATGACTTATGATCATATTCCTGTGAACAAAACACGTAAGAAAAATCAAAAAACTGAAGCAGATAGTCATGATCGAGTAAATTTTCCACCTTTCCAACATTGGAAGTTTGATGAAAATGACGAACTCATATGCGTAGGGAAAAGTCATTGGAGAGGTGGTGTAAAAAGTGGCAAGTTCAGTAAGGATCATGGACAAATAACCAACACATTGGCCCGTATGTATATCAAACTATGCGAACGTTATGCTACCCGTGGTAATGTGCGTGGCTATACCTATAACGATGAAATGCGAGCACAGGCTATATTACAACTTACTCAGGTTGGACTACAATTTAATGAAGCTAAATCGAATAATCCATTTGCTTATTTTACTGCTGCTGTTACTAACAGTTTTGTACGGATAATCAATA